AATTTACCCAACCTTGATCATTTACGTACCAACCCCATTTGTGTATATGTTCTGGGGTTAATCCTTTAACTGTGTTAATTCTAGGGACTCGTATAACATCTACTTGATTAGCTTCTAATACTTCTGGGAGTAGTCTGCAAACGTATTCATCTATCATTTCATCGGCATCTATCTGGTAGATATAATCTCCACTACAAAGTGTTGTTAAGTAATTTTTAAACGAAGCGAAGTCTTTGTTTAAAGGATAATATGCTCTGGATACTCCTTGGTCTGCACATTCTGACACAAATGTTTCTACATAATCTCTTACCTCTGGGGTAAAATTATGTTGATCAACAAGTATGACTATTTCGTCTTGTTCGTTTTTATGTTCTAAAAGAAATCCCGTTAATCGTTTTATTTCATCGATTTCATTACAAACTGGTATAGCGTAACTTATTCTCATTTTCTTTTTCTGCTTTCCAAAAGATTGATTAGAGCCTGAACTTCTCCAAATTCCGTAAAACGTATTGCAGACCCTAGAAATTCAACATACCATTCTGAGTTGCAACTATGTGGTGTTACTTCATCTGATGCGTTAGATTGTAAATATAATCCACCTATATAGTATGAATAGTAATAGTATTTATCCCACGTTGGTCCACCATCATCGTGATTCACTTCAAAACCTAACAATTGAATTTCTTTTTCTGTCATAACTTTAATTTTAATAATCCAAATTACTCTGGGATAATCCCAACATGAGATAAAGCATCTATATATTCTCTTTCAGGGAATACTCTCATATTATCCATATCCATTCTATATTTCATATACTCACCTTCTTTCCCAGGTATAGGATATTTTTCTTTATCTTCTTCAGGAACTTCAATTGATTTCACTGCTGCCCATCCCCAATTTTTTTTACTTGTTCCATTAGCAAAAATCATTCCTACACCAGGTTCATTAATTGTATTTGGAATCCAAGTAAGTCCAGTTTTAGGATCTTTCCAAGCTAAATCAATATACAATTCAGGTAATGTAGACATTTGATACTCATAAAATTCTTCTCCTTCTTTCATTAAACTATTTGTCCAATAACCACAACTTAAACTCATAAAATTTGTTATATCAGGTGTTACTTGAACTTTATAACATAGATCCCCTCCTGATTTGGGACAATCAATTATTTCTTCATGTGTCATGCTTCTGTCTTTTTAAGTTTAGGTAATTGTAGTTTAGGGAGTTCCATTTTATTTTCTCCTACTTTTTTAAGTTTAGGGAGATTCAATTTAATCTCTTTAGGAAATTCAGGTATTTTATCTGTAAAAGTTTTATTTAGTTTTTCTTTCATTGCTTCAAATGAAAACTTTGTTCTACTTTGATAACCTTGTCTTTTAGCTAAATCTTTATACTTTTTATAATTTGTAAAAATATCTTTTAAATAATGTCCTACTTGTCCTGTATCAACATTAAACCACTGTGATTCTTTTAATAACATATTGTTAGCAGCTGATGGGTGCACTTCTTTTAAGGTACCATTCATTAATGTAGTAAATTCAGGATCTAAATAATCTATATGACCACTCCAATTTGTAGTTAAAACAGGTTTATTAGTTAAAGAAAATTCAAGTAATGGTCTACCAAATCCTTCACCTTTAGTTAAATTAACCATTGCTTTAACTTTTGAATGATTATAAATTTCATTCATTTCAATATCTGTAAATTCACCATGAAGTAAATAAATATTTGGTAAATTTTTAGCTTTACAAGTAGCTCTAATTGCTTTTATTTTTTCAATTATGGCATTTCTATCCATATAAGAAGATCCTACTTGTGATGTTTTTAAAATTAAAGCAGGTTTTTGAGATTTATTTTTAAAAGTTTCAAAAAATGCTTTTACTAGTAATCCTACATTTTTTCTATCTTCACCTAAATCTCCTTGCATCCAATGACCTACAAATAAGTAAGCGAATGATTCTTTTATATCTGATAAGTCAAATTTAGATGTTATAGGTTTATAAACATCTATGTTTGCTCCTTCAAATATAACTTCAGAATCAGTTTGAAATTCTGTTTGCCCTATAGGTTGATTTGTTCTTTGATCACGTTTTTCAAATTTACTATCCTTTAGAACCTTTATAGTATGTTCAGAAGAACCTAAAATTAGATTCATTCTATTACAACCCTCAACCCATTCAGCAGGTGCAACTGTGGTTTCAATCCCTGCTGTACATCCTATATTATATTTTCCAATAGGTTGAAATTCATTAGGTACTGTAATTTGCATCCAAATTTCTGGCTGTGCTGGTAGTTGTGGGTTATTAAGAATATGTTGGTTTAAAAAGCCCCATTCAGGATTATTTTTAATAAAACCGAAAGGAGTGTTTCCCCATCTTTGAGGTAAGATTTTTACATCATATTTATCTAACTCAATAATTGCTTTAACTATATCTCTACTTCTAGCTCCATATCCTGAATAGGTGTCAATTGGGCAACTTATTAAAAAAACTGGTTTGTTCATTTTAGTATAATAATTCGTGATTAATTGTATTTTCTTTTAATTCATTAATATTGATTAATTCATATTTTTCGCGTGGAGTCCACGTGTTAAATAATTTATCTATCGCGTTAATTGCACGTTCTGCCATGACTTCACTTGTAAGCCCTGCTTTATTTACAGCCCATTCTCTTCCTTCTTTACCTAAACGTTTTCTTTCTTCTCTACTCATCTTATACAATTTCATAATTTGTTTAGTAGCATCTTCAGGTTGACATCTATCATCCCAAATGTAAGGAGTTTTAGGAGAACCTTGTAAAGACCGACTTGTAGGAAATACTGGGAATGCCCAGTTTCCGTGTTTTTGATATCGGCCTGTATGATTTGAAGGTATTTCAGGAGTTGGTTCATACCAATTCCCATCTTCATCTTCAAATCCCATTTGGTCCTGCATTCCACCAGTTACATTAGCTATAATTGGAGTACCTGCTAATATTGCTTCAGTTAGTGTTAATCCCCAACCTTCATTTGAAGTTAACAAAATCTGTGCATCTGCTATATTATAAAAATAATTTAATTCTTTATTACCTAATTTATTTTGAGAGAATAATATAGCTTTAGGGTAATCTTTAAATAATATCTTTCTTACTTCTTCTAAGTTAGTTCCATGTTCACTTATAACTTCCGTATGTAAAATAAAACAACACTTGTCTGCTTTTTCTTTAGGTAATTGGTCTAAAAAATATTTAAAAGCAAGCATTGTATCTGGGATTTGTTTTCTTCTAATATTTCTAGAGTTAAAGAATAATACAAAATCTTTTTCTTCATCGTTAAAAATATGAGATTTAAATTGTTCATATTCTTTTAATTCATTTTCTTTTTCTAAAGGATAATAGATATTATGGTTTAAACCATGTGGGACATACTCAATTATTTTATTTTTAGCTTTATCATCTAAAACAAGCTCATTTATAAGTTTTGTTTGTTTTGAAATAGCTAAAAGTGCATCACATGATTCATAAAATGATTTATTATAAAGAGGAGCAGGATAATCATCCCAAATATTTAAATAAATAATTGGAATTTCTTTTCTAATTTCATTTTCAATAGCAAATAACCACTCAAAATACCTTGGGTCAGTTATAATCATTAAAGTATCAGGTCTTTCCATTGCTATTAACTGTCTAACTAAATTGGCATCACCATATCCATCTGTGGGGTATACAAACACTGAAGCATCTTTAATCCCAGCATTTTGGTTTGTATCAGCAGATAAATCAAATCGTTTACCTTTTTCAGGATGTTTAATAGCTCCTGCTATATTAACCCAATTATAATGATGACAAGTATTAATTACCATTTCACGAGCAATGGTTGCTACTCCTGAGTGTACTCTAATGTCATCGCAAATTAAAAGGATTTTTTTTCTCTTATTTTGGGGGAGATAACCTGTTTTTTCTTTCATATAACTTTATTGTTTTTTAAATATAAAATTTTAATTTTAGTCTTCCAAGTTTAAATCAGTATGACCATGAACTTGTTTTCTAAAATTTTCTTCTGTTAGATATAAATGAATAGCTCTTTCAGATAATTTTTGAAAAGAAAACTTTCTTTTAATACATTCTACTTTAAACTGTTCAAATAAATTTTTATCAATTTTTACACTTGTTAATTGTTGATCTTTTGACATATACTTTAATTTTAATATTATATGATATACATATATGCAAATATTAAAAGGTCGCAGAACATAAATGAGTTTTGTAAAAAGGGCACCATCCACAATTTTTATGTGGAGTTGGTTGATGGTCTACATCTTTATATCCTTCATGATTAAATGCTTTTTCAATAAATTCATTAAGTGATTTTGTTATTCTATTTATTTTTACCTTACCTGAAGGAGGAGTATATGTTTGGATTCTTCTAATTATAAATTCTTCACTCTCATATAGTTTGCGTTTTACTATAAAAAATTCTATCTCTATTTTTTCTACAGGCACATTGTATAGTTCTGCAAAATACTTTTTATATAATACAAGTTGCAATTGTTTATTTTCATCTGATTTCATTGTTTTATTCCAACCAGATTTGCTAGTTTTAATGTCTATTATTTTAAATGTTTGAGTTGGTTCATGATATAAAACAACATCTAAAAATCCTTGTAATAATAAGTTAGGTTTATAAGTATGAGGGGTTACTTTAATAGGTACTTCACATCCAACTAAATGCCAACCTCGTTTAGAAAAATATTTTTTCTTTTGTTTAGAAAATTCTCTAATTATTTCAACTCCATCTTCATAAAACTCTCTTAATTCTTCTGGGGATGAAAAGTGTTGGTTGTTATTTGCTTTGTATTGGGTTTTGTATTCTTCTCTAAGTTTTTCCTCTAACATCTCAGAGGTATTAATTCGATCTGCTTCAATAAAACTTTTATCATACATTACTGTAAGATAATGTTGTAAAACTTCATGTAGAGCAGTTCCAAACACAGTATGGATGTTTGAGGTAAATTGTTTATGACCCTCTCTATATTGTAATGACCATTTTTTAGGGCATTCGTTAAACATAGATAATTGAGAATAAGAAATTGCTTTTTGATAAGCAAAGTTTATTTCAGGTAACTGTTTCTCTCTAATCTCTTTTAAAATAGAGGGTTTCTTTTTTGCCATTAACTTAAGATAAAAAAAAGCCTGCCGGTAGGCAAGCTTTTCTAATAAGATTATTTAAAAAATTATGATTTTAACCACTTTGTAACAGCATTTACTGTTTCATCAAAGCTTAAATCTTCACCAAAATCATAATCAACATTCTCATTAACATCTACATTCCATACACTTTGTTCATTTCCCTCTGGTGATACACCATAGTCAAAATCACATCCTACAGCTATTTGTTGATCTCCTTTTGTATAAAGGATAACAGTAAAATCATTATCGTCTGCTGCTGGTATAAAAGGGGTTGATCTATATGGTTTTATTTTTCCATCCACCCCAGTGTTTTGAAAAATCTCATCATGCATATCATTAATGAGTTCATAAATTGGAGAATTCATATCTTCATTTAACATAAATTTGTATTGGCTCTCTGTAATAATACCAGCCAACATTTGCATACGTAATTGTTCTTTTGTCATTTTATTTTATTATTCCGGCTCTCACCATTAACATTTTTCTTTCAGCTAATTGCTCTTCACCACCCATTATAGTTTCATAATCTACCATTCCTAAAGTGATTCCGATACTACTTAAATCAATTATATTATTTGCTATTCTATGAAGTTCTTCATCTGATTGAGCATCTTCTCTAGCATATTCAAGTAGACGAATAAGTAAAGGAACATCTAATTTAACTATATCTTTTGGGTTTTTCATTTTATTCAGATTTTTCACCTGCTAAAGTATCTAATTTAGCTGATAATTGGTTCCAAATTATGTCAGAATTCATATTATTTAATATTGGTCTTCTTTACCAGCCATAAATGCTTCATCATAACCATCTAGATTACCTTGAAGTAATTGATCTATTTTTTTAATAGCTGCTTCAGCACTCATACCTTCATCAAAATAATTATCAACATACATTTCTATTAACTCAAGCATTCTGTTAGGATTATAATTTTCATTTATTTTTTCTTCATATACTTGATTAGCATCTGTTTCTTCATGAGATGGAGCTTCAGGCATATCATCTTCATTTTCTTTTAATTCAGATTTTTCACCTGCTAAAGTATCTAATTTAGCTGATAATTGGTTCCAAATTGTGTCAGAATTTAGATTGTTTGTTTGGATAGATTCTAGGGCTTTTTTGATAAATTTTATAAAATTATCAGCTTCTTTTCCTTGTATACCTTTAGTATTTAATGAACTTCCTAAATTTCTTAAATCTTTTCCTAAAGTGGAAGCAGACGATTTAGATGAATCTTCTCCACTTTCATCTTCTTTTAAAGAATTAACTCTTTTTAGTTCATTATACACTTTAGAAACCATGTCTTGTTTTTCTTGAGGTTTTTTTCTATAGTCAGGACCAAGCATTTCTTCCATAAATTCTTCAACAGACATTTTAGTAATATCTTTAGCTTCTTCTATTTCCTCTTCAGCTTCATCTAAGTTTTGCAACATTTGCTCTAATTTTTTTGCTTCTTCTTTAGAGAGACCAGGATATGCAGACATTAAATCTTCTATATCATATTCACGTCTATCATTTAATAAATCTTTTTCTTTAAACATTTGAAGTAATCCTTTAGCTGTTTCAGCTTCATCTACTTTTTCAGTGTGATACCCTTCACCTATAAAATGTTCAAAGGCCATTTCATAGTCAGATTTTTTTCTAGGTACACCACCATTAAGTGCTCCAATTCCTACAATCCCACCAGCTACGTAATGTTCGTTTAAGGATTCTTTTTCTTCTTTAACAGACACTCCTGCTAATTTTTGCATTCGTTTGAATTCGTTGTTCATTTCAATATTTTGTTATAAATATTAGTTTTTTATTACTTGTTTAATTTTTTCTAAATAAAGTATAGCATCCATATGTTCTTGTTTAGCATGCTCAATCCACTCTAAAATATCTAAATCATTTCTATCTAAATCCGTACCATATTTTGTTTTACCCATTCTAGCTCTTTCAACAAATTGATCAATAATTGAATCAACTATTGAATCTGTTTTATGAATAGCTCGTAAATGTTTATCTTCTTGATTTGATATCATTTTAATAATTTTTTAGATTCTTTCTCTTCTATACCTATTTTTTCAAGTATATTTAAAATTTCTTTTTTGTTTAAAACTTCTAAATATTCAATAGCTGTAGATTTTCCACAAAAGAAGTAATCGCTTATATATTCTACAAGTTGGGGTTGAAAAGTTTTATTTTTTGATTTTATATATTTTAAAAAAACTTTCTTTTTTGGAATCATTTCTTTATAAATGTTATATGTTTGTTTTTTATTATCATAAGGTATAGTTTGAGCATAATTTGCTAACTCAATATAATCTATGTTCATAGACATAAAACGATGAATCATATAAGAATTAAAACAATCCCATGATTCATCAGTAAAATGTTCAGTAGGAGTTTTATAAAGAGTGATTTCATTTAACCACCCCCACACATTTTTTATCTGTTTTTTATCCAATTGAAATATCTTTATATTCGTCTCTAATTTCAGGTGGGATAGAATCAAGAAGAATTTTTTTAGATTCTAAATCATAAAATATAGGAATAGGCATAAGCATATCTTCATCTGTTCCTGTTACAAATTTAGATACTTTACGAATTACTACTGCTTGTCCAAATAATTTACCACCATTAAACCCTTCTACTACTGTAGTGTTTTTTAGGTCAATGTTTGGCATTTGTGGTCCTGTGTTTTGCATATTTATTTATTTAATTGTTTCTATTATTTTGGCTAACGCCGACATTATATTAATTTCTTTATCAATACGGAAATTTGCTTGATAAAGATGTTCATTTAAAATTATTGATATAGCTCCTTCTTTATTTTTAGCATAAATTGAAACATGCTTAAATAATAAACGGTATAATTCTTCAAAATCTTTTACACCACTATCTGCTATAATTTGTCTCATTTTTACCCAATTTTTTGTTTGGGTGAGTTCTTTTAATACTTCTTTTGTATAATTATTTGAAGCTAAAATAGTTTCATCTAATACAACATTATCATCTTTTATAGACATTTGTAAAACGTTTAACATTTTACGCATATCAGGATAATACTTTATAATTAATGTTTTTAAATCTTCAGGTGTATAAGATATATTTAATTGATCAGCTAAAATCCAAGTTAAATGATTATACACATCCTGTTTTGTAGGTGGTACAATTTTAAGTACTTGGCATCTGGATTGTAAAGGATCAATTATTCTCTCTATAAAGTTGCAGGTTAAAATAAAACGTGTTGAGCGAGAAAATGTTTCAATTACATTTCTAAGGGCTGCTTGTCCTTGTATTGTGATAAAATCTGCTTCATCTAGGATTACTACTTTGATTCCTTTCCAAGAGGCAGCACTAGCAAATCCCTTTACTTTTTCTCTAATTGTATCAATTCCATTTTCATCACTTGCGTTGATGTAAAGGTAGTCACAATCTAGATTTTTAACTATAATTTTAGCTAGTGTGGTTTTACCTGTACCTGCAGGTCCATAAAATATAAAGTTTTGAATATCACCTTGGTTAAGGTATTTTTGGATTGTTTCTTTTACATTTTCATTTCCAACATAATGTTGAAGTTCAATAGGACGAAAACGTTCTACATATAATGTATTTTCTTTCATAACTTTAATATACTAAAAACCTTTTAATAAAGCAAATTCTATTTTAAATAACGTACCATTTTTCTTCTCCAGTTGTAGTATTAGCTTTAACCTTATATTCTTTTCCATCAACATTTATTTTATATACTTCTATATATTCCTCATCATCATCATATCCTTCAAATTCTCTCCCTTCAAAATTAGAATATTCAAGTTCTGGATGTTTGGTGTATAATTCTTCTACTTCATTATCAGATAATGGGAATGGGTTATTAAGATTGTTTTTTCCTGTTGAGTAAC